TCGGTTTAGTTACTACACAAACTACTTTGACTTCGATGCTCCTACCAAGGAGAAGATTATGAAGCAGATTGGCTTTGTGGTCATCGGAGGCTCTAACCAAGATGTGGCTGTAAAGTGGGGTTTTGACTATAATGAGAACTTCTTTGCTTTTACGAAAAAACTTGACACAGCGGTAACTTACGAGTATAATATAGGTGAGTACAATATTGCTGAATACTCAGACGGTATTGTTCTGGACAAGTTTAAGATTCAAGCTGGTGGCACAGGTGCTGTCATGCAGGTCGGCCTAGAGGCAGAGATTAATGGTAATCCAATTTCAATCCAGCGTATTGATGTGTATATTAAACAAGGAAAAACAGTATGAGTAACTATACCAAAGCCACTAACTTTGCAGCTAAAGATTCGCTGCCTAGCGGTAACGCTGGTAAGATTATTAAAGGTACGGAGATTGATACCGAGTTTAATGCGATTGCTTCGGCTATCTCTTCTAAAGCTGACACCAATAGTCCTACCTTTACTGGCACACCGCTAGCACCTACTCAATCTACTGCCACCACTAGCAACACACAGATTGCTACCACGGCATTTGTACAGGCTGCTATTGCTGCTGCTAACCTAGTTCCTTCTGGTACGATTGTGTTGTGGTCAGGCTCAGTAGCCAGTATCCCAACTGGTTGGGTACTGTGTAACGGTTCTAATAGCACACCAGATCTTCGTAATCGATTTGTTGTTGGCGCTGGTTCTACTTACGCAGTTGCTGCTACTGGTGGTTCTGCTGACGCTATTGTCGTAAGCCATAACCACACCGCTACCTCAAGTGTTACTGATCCTGGACACAACCATGTTTATCGTGGTGGTGAGTTTACACCAAATAAGTTTACAAGTGGAGAACAATCTAATGACGGTGTAAATAACGGTGGTGGTGACGCTTATGTATCTACTGCTACTACTGGTATTACAGTCTCTACTACTGTTGCATCAACTGGTTCGTCTGGCACTAATGCAAACTTGCCTCCGTATTATGCATTGTGCTACATCATGAAGACCTAATGAAGTTTAATTGTGATAAGTGTGGACTATGTTGTAAGGCTATTAATTGTCAATATCTAAAAGAAGATAATACTTGTAGCATATACGAAACTAGGCCACTAGTGTGTGATATAGAAAAAGGATATGAAGTGTATTTCAAAGATAAGATGAGTAAGGTTCAGTGGTTTAAGATTAACGAAGACGCTTGTAAGACATTAAAGGCACAGGAGAAATAATATGGCATGGCCTGCAATAGCAGCAGCAGCAACATCTCTCATAGGCGGTAGCCTAGCGGCAAGAGGTGCTCGACAAGCAGCGGATAGGGCTGCACAGGCTCAAATAGAGGCTGCTCGGATAGCGGCTGAGGAGCAACGATTCAGACCAGTCAATGTATCGACTAGGTTCGGTGCTTCTCAGTTTCAGTTTGGTCCTGAAGGAAGGTTATCTGGCGCTAGCTATACCGCCTCTCCTGAGATTCGTGCATTGCAGGATAGACTATCTGCTCTGTATGGTACAAGTCTGGGACAGGCTGAGGAAGCACAAGCCGCAGCAATGCCTCTACAAGCCGCTGGAAGGCGTTTGTTTGAGTTGGGTGGAGGATACCTAGCAGAGTCTCCAGAAGCCGCTAGAAATCGATTTATGCAAGAACAGCAGGCATTGCTAGAGCCTAGCAGGATGCGTGAAGAGGCAAGACTTGGAGCAGGTGCTTTTGGTCGTGGTCGTGCTGGTCTAAACATAGGCGCTGCAGGACAGCCAGAACTTTTTGCCTTGGCTCAGGCTCGTAGAGAGCAAGACCTGCGATTGGCTGCTCAGGCTGAACAAGCTGCTCAACAGCGTATTGGCTTTGGTGCTGGCTTATTTGGTACTGGTGCTGGAATGTATGGTACTAGCTATCAGATGCCTGTCCAGGCTCTTGCTCCGTTCCAGACTCAGTTTGGATTATCTCAACTGCTTGAGCAAGCTGCACAGCAACCGTTGGATATCGGTGCTCAACTTGGTGGTCGTACAGCCACTGCTGGTGCTAATGTTGGTCGTACATTACTTGAAGGCGGTATGGGCGCAGCTAGAACACAACTCCAAGGTGCTTTGGTTGGTCCGTCATTGCTGGCAGAAAGCGCATCACGGATTAACTATAACCAACTCTTTGATAGGCTGATGGGTGGGCGCACTGCACCAGGAGTTAATGTTAGCGGATTTGGCTATCCTGGAGGTTCGCCTGGGATGAGTGCGGAAGATGCTGCTAGTTATTTTGGTGGGTTTTAATAATAAGGAATAGACATGGCTATCCAATCTTTATTTGGTCCTTCTGTAGCGGATATACAGGAACTGCGTAGGCAACAAGCAGAACGAGATATTGCAGCATCTGGTCAAGAGTTTGGTGTATTTGCTCCTTTGTATCGTGCTGGTAGTCGATTTGGTAGACAGGCTGCTGAAGGTATTAGTACGCTTATGGGCGCTCAAGACCCAATGTTAAAGAAAGCTGCTGATATTCAGTCTGTATTGTCTAAATATCAAAATGAAGATTTGACTAGTAGTTCAGTGCTTGGTAATATTGCACGAGAACTAGCTGCAATAGGATATTCTAATGAGGCTGTAGGAGTAGCTCAACAAGCTGCCGCACGCAGACAGCAAGAACTTGAGACTGGTTTCCGTCAGCGTCAACTTGATATCAGTGAACGACAGGCAGGTATATCAGAGCGTCAAGTAGGTGTTGCCGAAGAAACACTTGCATTTAATAAACAGAAGTTTACAGAAATTGAACTTCCAACTTTACTGCGTCAGAACAAAATTACTGATGCACAGGTTAAAGAGATTGAAGCACGCATTGCTAATCTGGCTGCTGATAAGTTTAACTTTACTCCAATTCGAGATGCATTAGGAAATGTTAGCGGAGTCTTAGCTATCAATAAGTCTAATCCTAATGATGTTAAAACTATTAATCTTGGTGGTACTACACCTGCTGCTGGGGCTGCTGCTGGTCAACCAGGAGAAAGTGCAGCAGATGCATTAAAACGGCGTAGAGAAGCTGAAGCCAGGGCAAGTCGTCAAAGCAGGGCTGGAGAAGTAGAATATGAAATGGGACCAGATGGTGAAATGGTTGCAACCACTGTCCGTAATGCTCCAGCCAGTCAGGCACAAATTAACGAAATGTCTAGAACTGAACTACAAGAATATTATCGGTCTGGAAAAATACCTCAACGCCTGATTGGAAAATAATGGCTGAGAAAAAACAAATTGATTGGAATAAGTTTTCTACTTCTGACTTAGAAGCAATCGTAGCTAAAGACTGGGATAAGGTTTCTACTCCTGCATTAAAACTATTAGCTGGCGAAGAGTACGGCACACTAGAAACTTTAGGTCGTGGTTTTGAGCGTGGAGTAACTTCTACTCTGCGTGGCTTATCTCAGTTGTTTGGTAACGATTTAGATTTTTATAATCGTGCTTTTGGTTATCAGACAGACCTAGAGAAGGAACAAGAGTTCCGCACCATGATGGAGACAAACACTGGTGCTGCTGTCACTGGTGTATTAGCTGGTTCAATCGCTGATCCAACTAACTTAATTCCGCTTGCTCGTGCTCAGACAATGGCACAGTTTGTAAAGCAAGGAGCAACTGTTGGTGCTGTTGCTGGTGGATTAGAACCTACCTACGAAGATGAGTTTGGTGATTCTAGGATTAAGAACATAGCGATTGGTACTGGCTTTGGTGCAGCCCTTGGTGCTGGTCTTGGTAAGCTGGTAAGTAAAAGCGAAGCATCTAAAATTGCAACAGTCGAACCATCTACTGGTGCTGTCCGAACAGCAGAGGAAGCAGCAGAGACTACTCAAGAAGTATCTCCAGTTATCTCTCAGCAGCAGTTTAATCAACTACTAGATATCCAACGAAGGATTGAAGTAGGTGATGTTGTTACGCCTGGAGAGCAGAGATTCCTTCGTGACTTTGAAAGCCAACTTCCTCCACTAACGGACGATGCTGTTAAGGCTTTTGAGATTCAGTCACGCATTAATGCTGGAGAGATGGTTACCCAGGCTGAACAAAGACTGTTATACGATTTTAATAAGCTAGACAAGCCAATCTTCCAGGCTCCTCCTTCGCCTATTAAGTTTATGAACGAAGCTGAGGCAACAGCTACACCTCTAAATAAGGCAGTGGTAGAGGGCGGTTCAGAGGTATCTGTTGGCAAGGCTATGGCTGAGGCTGATCAGGTAGCATTTAAGACTGGTGACTATAGGGACTACCTTAAGACTTCTGCTACTAGGTTTGCCAATATTCGGCCTGAGCAATTTGCTAAGATGATAGACCCAAATAATCCCTTTAGAGACGCTAATGTAAAAGTCCTAGTGTCGAAGACCGAAGGAGATCAGGAAGCCCTCCAGCAGGTCTATGGGGCCTTACAGGGGCGGTTTAGATACGAAAGACAAACTGGTAAGACTTTCCAGGAAATTACAGAAGAAGGTCAGCGTACTGTCCCTGAAGATGTGGCTGTTGAAGCCCTGCTTAACAAGAAGGTCCAAGAACTACTGCCTCCAGAGGTGCTGGCCTCAGCAGTAAAGGCCACCAGGACAGCGATTGATGACTTGACACAGGCCAGGGAACTTGCTAGAGTAGCTAAGGAATTAGGTAGCGAAGAAGGCTATGCTGTGCTTCAGTCTATGATGGGCAAGGCTGCTAGTCTGCTTGCTGCAGTCGAAGGTAACGCAAGTAATCTGGGACGAGCACTGGCTTATCAGAAGCGCCTAAACCAACTGATTAATCAGAATCAAAAGATTATTCCATTCTTAGGTGGTCGTTCATGCTAAAAGTAGATGCCAAATGTAAAGAGGCAATTGATGCATTCTTTAAAGGTCTTGATGATCTTGACAGAATGAATATGCTTCCTGGTGAAAAGGCAAAAGCACAAGCTAACTTTGTAAACCAGACCTTAAAAGAGCCACGGTTTAGGGACAAAGTA